ATAACGGCATTATGCGGTCGTGTAGATTAAAAGCCCTACCCTACATAATGAGAGTAAACGGAATACCCACTGAAAGATGAGACCAGTGAAAAACTGACAGTTACAGAAAGTTCAGTCGCAGTGGGGAAATATCTCAAAGCACATTTGAAGTACAGAGACACAACGGCAAGTGAAACCGTTGCGAATGATAGAGAGAAGTGTGCTTTGAAATGGCAAACATAAAACAAATGAGGTTAAAAATGGAAGAGAAACGCTATTCCGAGGCTGGCAGTGTTGTCAGCAATACCATAACTGAAATTCAAAAAGAACATATTCGCACTTCTATTTTGAAAGCGATTGAAAACGGTGATTATTATCCCGGTTTAGAGGAGCTAGCATGTCAAGCAATTTCTTATATCAATCGATTTAGTGATGCTCAAATCAAAGAAAAGCTAATTGATAATAAAACAGGTGAAGCTTACATGTTAGTCAGACCATAGGTTACTAATTTTATTTAACGCTCTCATAGTTGCAAAGTCATTATTTGAGCAATCAAACACGCCAAGACGATCATCATTATCTATAAATTGAATCAAATAATCCCGACATTGCTCGGCTGTATGTGTTCTTGAGCGAATATACCAAACCGATTCAAATAGCTTAGCATGAGTTCCGTAGGATTTAATTGCATCAATTAATGTTTTGTAGTCGCGTTGGTTTCTTAAATCATAAGTAATGATGAGGTTTGCCATAACTTAATCCTTATTGTGTTGTGGTTGTGAAAATTATATTCCTTATGTGTTGTGGTGACAATAAGGGACTTGAACCTTACAAGTATAAAGAAAGGTATTTAATGGCTCTTTGTTTCGTTGGTTGTGGAAACCGACACGGTACAAAAACACGGTAGCGTTATGGAAAATGACACAGGGTTCAAATCCCAAAAGATCCACCAGCTAAAGCCGTTCTCACAATGCGAATGGAATCGCCCAATCTTCTTGAAAATTGAATGGAATCGAGAGCGGCTCTAGCTGGTAACAGCGTTTTTCATAATAAAAAATATTTCCTTAAGATTGGTTAAGCCCCTAGCTGCTTTCACACTTTGGCACTAGGGGATTTTTTTGACCAATATCTTATTAACCATACGAGGTGAACAATGAAAATCAAAAACATTTTACAAATAGCTGCTGACATCATTTTTGGCATTGCATCGATTGCAACAATGCTATTTGCCCTATTCGTGCTAATTGTTGTATCAGCAACTCCAGCACACGCCTATACACAAGAAGAAAGAGCGCAAGCCTCTTTACTGTGGAATGAAGAACACGGCGATTTACAACCGAATTTAACTGAACCGGCTAGACAGGAGGCTCTAGTCTTTACCGCAACAAAACAAAAGGAATTGGATCATGAAAAAGGCAAAAACAGAAATTAAGATTGAGCCTTATCCGAAAGGTGGCTGGTATGTTGTTGAGCGAGTTGGTGGAAAAGTATGGTGGCACTCTTCTAATTATCAATCAGTAGAACTGGCTGAAACGAGAAAGAAAGAGCGTGGAGAGCTAAAAGCAAATACGGCTGAATGGCTCAATAACAAGCTCGCTCGCCGCTCAAAACCGAAAACTGGACTAGCAACCAAGCCAACATTAGTTAAGCGTATTTCAAAGGCTAAGATGCGTTATTTAAAACGTTTTGATGAATACAACGAAATGCGTAATCAACAGCCTGAATCTGAGCGCCAAACTGAATTTCAACTTACTGAGATCCATCGTCTTTTTGGCGTACACGCAACCACAATCGAGCGAGCTATTTATTATCGCCAAATCAAGCCTCGAGGCAAAAAATTAATCAGAGGTCATTGGGTAAGAACATTCAAATACGAGGATTTATGCTCTTACTTTGACATATTGAGAGGTATTCCAAATGCAAACAATGCAGCGCCAATGGGAAATTGCTAGTTTTACCGCTTATGACAAAGCACAAGAACAATATGATACCTATGAGCGGGCGGTAGAAATGGAAATTGAGGCCATCAAAGAAAATATCGCTAACTTTGATGATGATGTTATCTGTGCTTTTAGAGAGAAGATGCTTGATTATGACGAGGTTATCAGTGTCTTTGATGATGATACGTTTAATGATGATGAATTTATAAAGGCGGTCGCACTTGGTACTGACTATGAAGAAATGCGAATTAAAATTCTGACAGCTATGGCAGAAGATAGATTAGAGCAATTAGAAAAGGATTACAAAAATGGATACATCCTTAATGATTAACCAATAAAGGTGAAACAAAATGACAAATCAAAATCAACAAGTACAAGCTCCCGTTAAGCCTAAAACACTTCGGGAGCTTTTTAATAATCCGATTATCAAAACGAAAATTGAACAGCTAGTCGGAAAGAATTCAGCAACCTTTGCGACAAGCGTGATGCAGATTGCTAACAGTAACGCAATGCTAAGAACAGCCGATCCGACAAGTATTTTTAATGCTGCTTGCATGGCTGCAACGCTTAACCTACCACTTCAAAACGGTTTAGGTTTTGCCTATATCGTACCTTTTAAGAATAACAAAGAGCGTAAAGTGGAGGCTCAATTTCAGATTGGTTACAAGGGCTTTATTCAACTCGCTCAACGCTCTGGCCAGTTTAAACGATTGGTCGCTTTGCCGGTATATAAAAATCAATTACTCAAAAAAGACTTTATCAATGGCTTTGAGTTTGATTGGGAGCAAGAGCCAGAAAAAGACGAAAACCCTATCGGATATTACGCTTATTTCAAGCTAGTGAATGACTTCTCCGCTGAACTCTATATGAGCCACGATGACATCGTTAAACACGCTCAACGTTACAGCCAGACATTTAAAAAAGGCTTTGGCGTATGGCACGACAACTTCGAGGCGATGGCATTAAAAACCGTGATGAAGTTATTGCTATCAAAACAAGCTCCGTTATCGGTTGAAATGCAACAAGCAGTATTAGCCGATCAAGCAGTTGTGAAAGATGCTGAAAATCAAGAATTCAACTACGCAGACAATATTCAAGATGCGAGCTTTGTAACGGTTGTAGATGATGAAACGTTTAACAACTGCAAACAAAGCATTATCAACGGTGAAACTACTCTACAAGACTTGTGCGATAGCGGAGCTTATGAGTTTAGTCAAGAACAAATTGCGGAATTAGAGGCGGTTGAAAATGGAAATGTACAAGCTGAAAGCTAGATGCTCTGGGCTTGCTGATTTAATGGTTAAACCGAAAAGCGGTGGCGGTATATCTGCCACTGCTAAAAGTGCGGTGAGAAAGATAGTTAAATATGACCTGTTTGGCTATCAAGATTTTGAGGGTAACAAGTACACCGAAAAAGGCATCGCACTTGAAGAGCAAGCTATTAAATTAAGCGGTCGCAAGCGTGGATTAGCGTTAAAGAAAAACGAAGAAAGACGGGAAAATGATTGGATTACTGGCGAATGTGATATTTTCGTTCCGACCAGAAAGCTAATCATTGATACGAAATGCTCGTGGGATATTGGCTCGCACCCTTTCTTTACCGATGAGGCAGAAGAAAAAGCTAAAAAAGCTGGCTATACAATCCAAATGCAAGGCTATATGTGGCTATGGGATTGTGAAGAAGCTCAAATTGACTTTGTACTCTTGCCTACTCCATACGAGCAATTATCAAGCTATGACAATCCAGAGCGATATATTGACTTAGTGGAGCAAATACCCCAATCAAAACGCATTACGACTGTTACAGTTAAGCGTGATGACAAAATCATCGAAGAAATCAAAGAGCGAGTTAATGCCGCTCAAGAATACTATCAACAATTAATTAAGGAGATGAGCTAATGGACGAAAAATTAAAAGGATTAAAAGAGGCGTATCTTTTTTATAAAAAAGTTTTAAAAGACAAAGATGCAATGGCTTGTGGTTGTTTAATGGATGCTGAAGAGTGGCTATTCAGAGAGCTTAATGAGTTATTTGAGAATCAGGAGTAAATATGGCTGGAATTAACAACAGTGAAATTTAATTAATTAAGGCTGGCAATATGAAAAAAGGAAGTAGAAAAACATACACATTGGAAGAGGTGAAAGAGAGATTTCTTTCAAAGGTTAAAATAAATAAATTGAGTGGATGCTGGGAGTGGATTGGTTCAATCCATGGTAACGGATACGGTAGATTTAATCCATTTAGAAAACCTATGTATGCTCATAGGTTTTCTGCATTATTGAAGTATGGAATAGTAAGAAGTGATCTTGATGTTTGCCACTCTTGTGATAATAGACGATGCGTAAATCCAAATCATCTATTTATTGGAACAAGAAAAGAAAATATGCAAGATGCAGCAAGAAAGGGGCGAACAACGAAAGGAAAAGTATTTAGAAGTAAATTAAACCAAAATGAAGTTATAACAATTCGTGAGATGCTTAAAAATGGCTGCAAGACAAAAGATATCGCAGAAAAATACAGCGTTACCACTAGAACAATAAACTCAATTAGAGCGCGTGAAAACTGGAGACACATATAATGAGCGTAAATAAATGCCTATTTATCGGCAACCTAACCACAGCCCCAGAAATCAGAACAATGCCTAACGGTGAGCAAGTGGCTAATTTCTCAATCGCACTTAACGAGAAATACAAGGCGAAAGATGGAAATATTGTAGAAAATGTTGAATACGTTCGCATTGTGCTATACCGAAGATTAGCTGAAATTGCAGGCCAATATCTCGCCAAAGGCTCACAAGTCTATATTGAGGGGCGATTAAAAACCCGTAAATGGCAAGATACCAACGGACAAGACCGATACACTACCGAAATTCAAGGCGATAACTTACAGATGTTAGGCGGTCGCCAAGATGAGCCGAAACAAGCCAAAGCAAGCAAATCTAAACCAGAGCCATTAAGTGCGATGGCAGAGCAAGGTGAATTTTCAGATGGGATTCCATTCTAGGGGTGAGTTATGAGCAAGAAAATAACTTTAACGTCAATTACTGGCAAACTTTGTGAGTTATCTATTGATAAAATAAAAAGCGTAGATGTTACCAATGATGTGACTATTATCGCAATTAAAGGAAGAGTTGCTTTACCAGTAAAGGAAAGCAAAAGTCGAGTATTGAAAATGATTGAGACCGCCAAATAAGGCGGTTTTCTTTTAGGTGAAAGAATGGAAAAAGAACAAGCAGAACACGAATTAGCGGAGTTACACGCACAGGAACGGAGTTTGGAAAAGGCTTTGGAGCTTGTACGTGAGAAAATCCGTGAGTTAATTAACTATGCGGACAAGAATAAGGGGCAGAAATGAATGAGATAAACGTGAGTATTCCTTATTCGCTGTTTAAATGCACTTTTTATTGTTTTGTATCTGAGCATCTTAAAACAACACGTGGTACAGCTAAATTTGCAATAAGAACAGTAAAGGAATACTGGATTTTACTCGATGGAGAAAGCCGAGAAGATATTATTGATCTTTGCAACTCTCCTAACAATGCTAAATTAGCTCTACAAGAAATACAAAATTTCAAAGAGTGGGCAATCAAAAATCGCAACGCAAAACGAGATTGCAATATTTCTCGACCACTTGTTGATGTTTTGCCAGTGGTTAATCTTGGTAATCAGAAACAGTAATCAATATTTAACAAATCCAATAGGCGTTCCAAGTGAGCGCCTTTTGTTTTAGGAGAAAGAAAATGAAAGAATTTAACCTGGAGGCAGCTTTAAATGGCGAGCCAGTAATGCTTAGAAATGGGAATAAGGCTTTAATCCTTTATCAATCGCCCAACAACTTAAAATATGCTAATGGTGGTAGATTAACATATTTTTTACGCGGGGTAATGTTTAATAAAGATGGAAATGTTGTAGATTCCTCAGTTGTATGGAGAATTGATGGCAAATACTCTTTTATATCTTCTACCGGCCTTGACATCATTGGGATGTGGGAAGAGCCTAAACTAACGTCAGAACAAGTGCTTGAAAAGGCGTACCAGGAAAATCTACCGCTTGATGCAATCGGTAAAAAAGCATTTGTTATCGCAAAAACAAAGGATGGTGATTATGTGATGCAATGCGGGGAGGATAATCTGTATTTTGCGAGCAATGAAATAGAGTGGAAATTTTACAAAGACCCCGTGCCAAAATCCGACACAATCACCGTTACGCTGCCTAAGCCGTTTAAGCCTAAAAGTGGCGATGGATATTATTATATTAATGAATATGGGGTTCAATTCGCCAGATGGTATGATGAAGATGATGATATCGACGTTGGGTTGGCTGAAAACGCTCAATGTTATCGAACAAGAGAAGATGCTCAAAAATGGCTTGATTTCATGAAAAGTATGACGGAGTAAGCATGAAAGCATTTAAAGAATGGTTGTTATATATACTTACAGGCTCTTTTGTTCTTGCTGTTGCTGGAGCTTGGATAGGATTATTCTTTGGCGTTGCGTGGAAAGCGTTTTGCTGGGTGATTGGATAAGATATTGAAAAGAATTGATTTACATTGACACCTCTTATACTTCGGATTAAGATAACCGCACTACAAACAACTAGCGGCAATCCGCACCCGAAATATTAGCGGTTTTTTTATGCCTAAAATCTAAATGTGAGAATTCTCACATTTCAGTGTTCGGGTCGAGAGAGCCTAATACAATACCGAAAGGAAATAAGCTCCGCTGTCTAGTTGCAGTAGTTGAAGCCCGAACAACCCTACTAAGGTTGTTCGTTACATAACAGACAACTAGGGGCATAAAAATGTCAAACTTAACAATTCTAAACAATTCAATTCGCCAATTAGACAATCTTTATTCGCTAACAGATTTACATAGAGCAAGTGGCGGTGAGCAAAAGCATAAGCCAGTCTTATTTTTATCAAACCAACAAACCAAAGAATTAATCTCTGAAATAGAGATTGAGGGCAAAGTAGGAATTCCTACTTCGGTAGTAAAAACGGTTCGTGGCGGTAAAAATCCAAGCACTTACGCTTGTGAAGAATTAATGCTTGCCTATGCGATGTGGATTAGTCCTAAATTCCATTTAATCGTATTGCGTGCGTTCTTAAATCTTCACAAGAAATCGACCGCACTTTTACCAAACACCATTACACCTGAACAACAACAGGCGATCCAATCTGCGGTACAACAAGCACACCATAGAACAGGTTTACACTGGCAAGAAATTTACCGCCAGTTAAAATCTGCTTTCAAGGTTGCGAAATACGACCAAATTCCACAAAGCCAATTCGGAAATGCGATGGCGTTCATTATGAACTTACAACCTATTGCACTTCCACCGGCAGAAGAAAGATTTACTTTTGATTTAACGAAAGAAGAAATCTCAAATATTACTCTTTTGTTATTCTCGCACGGTCAGATGAATTGGTTACTGGGAAAACTAGTTAAGCCGTTAGAAGTAATTGGTTCGTCATATAGTCCGACAGTTTACGGACACCATACAGAATACAAGCGTTACTATGATAAATCGTTACCACTAGCGAGAAAGCTCATAGAACCGCTTAAACAAGCGCATAGAGCCGATTTTGAACATTTGCTATATCGTTTATCGGCTAACTAAAATAAATCGTTACAACCGCTCTTATGGGCGGTTTTTTATTGGAGCTTAATAATGGAATTACCTGATAAAACACAAAAAGAAATGTCAGAGGCTATAAAGATTATGGCTGTTTCCGCTTTTACAGAGAAAAGTCAAAACCTAATCCCTCTTGATTATGTGGCCGCTCTTGTCGGTTGTCCTTATCAACATACTGCGAACTTTATCGTAAAACAACCAAGTTTCCCAAAAGGTGTGAGATTAAAAGAAAAATCACACCCGAGATGGATAGCTGGCGAAGTTATTCGCTGGTGCAGAATTAACGCCAAACGTATTAAATAGCCTTTCAAATTTCCCACCATTGGCACAATTCACTTCTGTGATATAATGCTCAAAACAAGGATGTTTAATTTAATCCTTTTTAGAGCAACTACGCCAAAATTACGCCAAAAGTTAAAAATCTCTTTCAAAATCAGTATAGAAAGAAACCGACCCTAGGCACCACAGAATTTATAAGCTCTGAAGTTATTCAGGGCTTTTTTATTAGCTAAAGTAAATCAATCT